GAAGAAAAGCAGCAAAAAAGTCAAGCAGACGTCGCAGAATGTCTGGTATTGGCAAAGTAGGCGGCGCAGCTTCATCTGTACTTTATACAGTAGCAGGAGCAGCAGCAGCACAATTAGTTGGTAAATTTTTACCAGCAGCAACAAACGATAAGATCAAAGCAGCAGTACCAGTTGCAGTAGGTCTTTTCTTACCAAAATTTGTAAAAGGAGCAGCTGGCCAAGGTCTTGCAGCTGGTATGATCGCAGTAGGTGGTCTTAAACTTGTACAATCTTTTGGAGTATTAAACGGTATCGGTGCGCTAGCTAGTGATGTAAATTACAAGTTACCAGCAGTTGCAGCATACTATAACCGCGAAGGATTAGTTGATAAAAGCTACATGACGCCGTCAATAGCTGGCCTGGATGAGGAAGGCTGTTAATTATTTTCTTTTCACCTTTATTAAAAAAATAAAAAACTTATAACAATGGCTACACAAATGGGCAGCAGAATGGTTTTCGAAAATGCGAAAACCCTCGTGCGCAGTTTAGGTTATTCAGTAGAACACGCTAAATTGACGCAGTCATATTTACGCAGTGAAGTTGCGCTTAGCACTTCTATTGCAAACTATCATATCCCAGTACTTGTAAACGATACTCAAAACGGTGCAAGCCGCGTAAATGAGAAGCGTTTAAACCTACAAGACATTTTCATTACTACTGAAATCGCAGTTGTAATTGGTGTTGGTACTGGAACAAATACCGCAGCAAAATCTTATACATACCCAAACAGTACTGTATTTACAGCTGCAACTGATGATAACCTTTGGTCAATTTACAACGGTTATTTAAACCTTACAATCAATAATGAGCAAGTGTTACCAGCATGGGACGTTTTACGCCACTACTTTGTACCGCAAACTCAACAAAGTGCAAGCACAACTGACCAGTGGGACGCTAGCCAAGATGCGTTTTACCCAGTTGAGCCAGGTATCGTGATGAACGGTGCTGCAAATATTAACTTCCAGCTTACTGCAAATGGTGCGCCAGCAACAGTATTAGCTGATAGCTTTATTGCAGTTATCCAACGCGGTATCCTTTGCCAAAACGTTACTACTGTTAAATAGTATTAACCTTATGCGCCTGGCGGGCCTTAAACGCCGCCGCCGACGGTCGGATATTACCGTCATTTTTTTTAATTAATTAATTTTAAGATATGCGTATCAAACGTTTTGAAGCAGTCGAAATCAATGTGCCTAGTGGATCTACACTTACGCGCTTTTTTTTCCCTGATTTACCACAATTAAGAAACGCAAAGATCGAGGCAATACAAGTTTATGCCGCTGGATCAATTACAGCTACTCCGCTAACTGGATCAACACCAGTTGCGCTTGCTGATTTGAAAAAGTCAAGTTTAACTTTGTACCAGGGTGATTTACAGCTTATCTACAATATTCCTCTAGTTGCATTACAAAATATTAGCGACAGCGCTACACCTTTTGTATATGATTTACCTAGTATGAATGATATTGATATTAGCTGGACAAAATCATTTGTATCTTTGCCAACAGCACTAGGCACCACAAATGTGGCGTATAGTTTTGGCGTTTATTACTACTTGTAAAATTTTTATATTATGGCAGCGTTTAGGCCCGAAATATTTACTATTGATGAAGTCATAAATTTTTATGATGCAGCAGAAGGAAGCGAATACAGAATATTTGCTGGCGTCAATCCGACACCGCAATATTTGCGTTACAACTTTGTTGGTGAAAAAGAAATTGGACGCCAGGAGCTTGTTAATGCACTTACACAGCTGCGCAATAATATAGAAAATTACAACCCGTATTTAATACAAGTTATTAGCGAGGGAAGTACTGGTAGGGGCAAGAAAAAAGAAAATCCAGTTCTTACCAGTATTTCTTTTCAGCTAAACCGTCCACAACAACTTATGCCAATGCAGTCAATGTCTGGTATGGGTAGCCCTAGAACAGAAATGTTACTGGAAAAGCTAGTTGAACAAAATGCAATGTTAGCTAGCAGAATTGCAGCAATAGAAGCAATGGACGAACTAGAAGAAGAAGAAGAAGAAGCACCAAAAGGGCCTATTGATCAAATGTTAAGTAACCCACAGTTACAAGAAGCATTGATCGCTGGCGTGATGTCTTTAGTTAGCGGAATGATAACAAAAGGCGGCACACCAACAGCCATTGCGGGAATAGACGACGAAGCAGAAGCAGTAGAAATTTTAAGATCATTAATGAGTAAGGGCGTTACAATAGATCATTTGAGAAAATTAAATGAAATGAGCAGCGCTAAACTTAGTTCATTGTTATTTATGTTATAATGGCCAGAAGTAATTTTTTAAAAGACAATAGCAGCCTAATTATTGGCCTAGTAGTGGTTTACTTTGGATATAACAAAGTAATTAAACCAATACTGGAAAGCGTAGGGCTGCAAAAAAGTAGCGAGGAGTTAGAAATTGAGAAGCAGACAAGCAACCCAGGAAGCGCCTGGAACCCTAACTATTGGCGTAAAGGTGGCGCGACAATTTTAAGAAATGCCGACGTAAATAGATATATTGAAACGATCTGGAACGCACCAGGCTATTTTAGCGACGATTTTGACGCTGTTTTAGGCGTATTTAAGCAGCTTAAAACAAAAAGCCAGGTAAGTTATCTAGCAGACAAATTTAACCAGGCAAAAGGGAAAGATTTGTTAAGCTGGTTACAAGGTGGCGGCGCTTTATCGTGGCCCGCGGATCGTTTTAGTGCGGAGCAAGTAAACCAATTAATAAAATACGTTAATGGTTTAAAAAATTATTAAGATGAAAGATAAGGGCAGTTTATTGATATTACTTTTATTAGGTGGCGTAATTGTTTACGCGGCTACTAAAAAGAAAACTAGAAGGGGATCTATTGAAATTGGGCCACTGGATCCAGGTGAATTTATTACAGATCCAGCGGATTTATTAACAGACGAAGAAAAAGAAATGTTTGAAATATGAAAAACAAAAATTTAATATTATTACTAGCAGCGGGAGCAGCTTATTGGTACTTTTTTATGTATAAGAAAAAAGAAGCGCTAAAAATTGAGCAACCAGGTTTTACAGATCAACCAGGTACAAGCGCACCAGCCGCAATGTTGCAACCAGCAATACAAACCGAAAGTTTATCAATTACTGATCAAATAATTGAATTTAGTGAGCCAGCTAGGGTATTACCTTACAAAGAGGATAGCGGTTACCAAAATTATTATGTTCAGCAAATAAGTGGAGTTAAAAAAATGGGCGTACCGTTCACAATTTAATTTTCTTTTCACCTTTAATTAAAAAAAATGGCCGACTACAAAGTAACAGCGGAGCTAATAAAATACGACGTAAACTTTACAACTTATGATGTAAGCGGTTACGTTACCAGCGATTGCAATAGTATTTTATTTATCAATTACGGATCTAATGCCGTACAGATTGAAAACGTAACATTGCAACAAAATCAAAGTTTACAAATTGAGGGCAACGCTGGTGAATATACAACGCGCCGTTTTTTTGCAAATTTTATCAATTCAGGTGGGTTTAATAACCTAGTAACTGTTAAGAAAAACTACATACAATAATGCCAGCAATAGATTTATCAATATTAAACCAAAGACAGACGCCAGCGTTTTACGCGGACGTTTTCGCCAATAGGCCCGCAGCTGGTTTTGTTGGTAGGATATTTGTATCAACAGACACTTTCGCTTTTTATCGCGATAACGGTACTGGCTGGGATCTAATAGGCGGCCCAGGTACTGGAACAATTACTGGATCTGGTGCAGCTGGGCAAGTTTCTTTTTGGAACGGTGCCAGCACAATTACTGGTGAAAATAATTTATGGTGGGATAGTGCAAATAATCATTTGGGTATTAATACTAATACACCAGCAACAGCGCTAGATGTAAACCACAATGGTACATTGGTAGCTAAATTCAATAATACTACAAGCGCCAATAGCTTAATAGCTTTTGAAAATGCTGGTAATGAGCAGTGGTGGATAGGTACAGAAAATACAAACAACGACTTTTTATTTTACGACGCTACTAATTTCCCAACCTTATCACTTAGGACGACTTTTAAAACAAACGGCCAGGTATTAATTGGCGGTGGATCAACTGGAAGCGGTAGATTAGTGGTTGAAAGTGCTGCAAGCGACAACGGGATCCAGATAGTTGGTGCAAACGCGCCTAGTTTAAGAATTGATAGCGCTGCAACTGGGCCGACTAAAAGAATTGGTTTAGGTATTTCAACTGGGGTAAACAATTTTATCCAGGGTAGTGTGGATCGTGATATGTGTATTTTTAACGGATCCACAACAGCTAGTCCAATGTTATTTGGTATTTACGGCACTACAAATGTCCAAGAAGCAGCCAGAATAAGTGCAGCAAGAAATTTTTTAATCGGAACGACAACTGATAACGGAAATAAGCTACAAGTTAGCGGAAGGGCTTATATAAATGATCGTTTAACTATTGACGGAACTAGCACTGGTCAATATATTCAATTCTATAACAGTGGTACAGACAGGGCGCACATATATTGGGATCAATCATTAAATGCAATTACAATCGGAACGTATGTTGCTGGTGGTTCAATTTATTTTGAAACTGACAACAATGTTGATGCGATGGTAATAAATTCAAGCGGAAATGTAGGTATAAATCAAAATAGTCCTAATAGAAAATTATATATACAAGAGGCTGGAACAACAACAAGTGGTAACGTAGTAGCTGTAAGAAATAGTAATACTACTAGCGGTGCATACATAAATTTTTTAGCTGGTGGTGGTAATGCGCCATCAATAGGAGCAAAAGGAGATAATATTACTTTTACTGCTGATGGATACAATGGTACCGAATTAATGAGAGTAAATGGAAATGGAAACGTTGGAATTGGTACAAATTCACCAAGCTTTAAATTACATGTTCAGGGAACTGATTTAGGTACAGTTATTGATTCAACAAGCAGTTCAGGTTCAGCTTTTGTATCATCTTTTAATAGTACAGACGGTAACGCTATGCAAATGCGTGCTTATGGTAGTACAACTGGTGCTACTATATTTGGAAATAGCACAAATAAAATGAACGCAATTTGGAGTAATGGCGACAATTTATATGCAATAGGTACAATAAGTTCTACTTCGTTAATATTCGGTACTAACAATACTGAACGTATGCGCTTAGTTGGTGGCACTGGAAACCTACTAATCGGCACAACAACAGACGCGGGGCAAAAGTTACAAGTTAATGGGACTGCAAATATAAGCGGCATAACAAGAATAGGTCAAAATGCTGGTTCACATCAATTAAATGTAAACGTAACAAGTGGAGCAGATAGAGAAATGTTTATTTCAGGTGTAATTGGTGTATCTAATGGGTTTAGAGTTAGATTTGATAATGCAACTTCAACAGTAAGAGTTTCAATGTCTTCTTTGCCAACAAGCGCAGCTGGTTTGTCAACTGGCGACTTATGGAATAATGGTGGAGTTATTAATATAGTTTAAAAATAAAATAATATGAAACAAATACAACCTATTCAAATTTGGGTAAACGGACAGCAACAAACAGCTAGCCTATTTAACCTAATTATCATTAATGACAATTTATTAAACAGCGCGACGTTTTACTGGCAGTTATTAGACGCGGACGCTTCTAAACTAGCAGACGGTAATTTAACAATGGGGGAGCCAGATTATGACGTTTGGGGATCTAGCGCAGATATTAACCTGGCAGCGTACCAGTGGGCCGCTAGTCAACTTAACATCACACTAGCTTAATTAATCTTTAAAATACAAAACCAATGGAAACCAAACAAGCACTTGCAATTTTAAAACAAATTTTAGACGCGGCTAGCAAAAGCGGTTTATTTGAAAACTTAACGGCAGCTATGACAGCGGCCGACGCATACAATGCTATTGCGCGTGAAATATTAAAAGAAGAAAATGGCGACGGATCTGTTATTTAGTATTGTAGTTTTTATAGCCGCTGGCGGTGGCTTTTATTTCACAACTAAAAACCGTTTAGATAAGATTGAAAGTGATTTATCTAAGCACAATAATACAAATACTGAAATATTGGATCGTCTGGCGCGCATTGAAACAAAACTTGATTTTGTAACTAAAATGTAACAATATGTTTAAGAACTGGAAAACAAGTTTATTCGGCCTAGGGGCCGTAATTACTGGGGTTGCAACAGTATTAAAAGGCGACGTGCCTAGTGGTATTACAGCCATTTTAAGCGGCCTAGGTTTATTTGCAGCAAAGGACAGCGACATTAATTTAAATAACCGTCCATAATGACTAGCCAAACCAAAAAAATATTGGTGGTTACTGTTGTGGCGTTAATCTTATTAAGCAGCACAATGGCAATAGGAGCAAAGGCCGAGGAACTGATCAAAAAGTTTGAAGCCGACGATATAAACAAATATTTAAACGCTTATTTAGATCCAGTGGGAATACCAACTATTGGTTACGGATCTACCTATAATTACGACGCGAAGCGTAAAGTAAGGCTAGGTGATAGTATTACCCAGGAAAAGGCTATTGAGTGGTTAAGAAGGGAAACAAAGTCAATAGTGCCAAAGATCAAAGCACTGGTTAAGGTACCTATTAACCAAAACCAGCTAGATAGTTTAACCAGTTTCGTGTATAACGTAGGTATTGGCGCATTTCAATCTAGCACGCTTTTAAGGTTACTTAATAGCGGCGCGCCAAAGGATCAAGTGGCGGCCCAGTTTGACCGCTGGAATAAAGGTACTGTAAGAGGTGAAAAGGTAGTTTTACCAGGTCTTACACGCCGTAGAAAAGAAGAAAAAGCGCTATTTTTAGCATAAGAAGCAAGTTGGTTAGATAAATTTCAATGGTCTAGTACAAAAAAGGAAGCCTGGTGTATCTACACTGGGCTTTTTTATGCCCTACAAAAATAAATTTGGTGGTTTAATCGTTTTTACTATAATTTTACCAAAGACAAATAAAAACCCTATTTTATGCAATTAAAAACCGACAGTAAGATCCTGGGCGAAATTGCCAGCTTACAACACAAAATTTTACGCCTGGAAGCATTGCGGGCCTTATCACCTTACGAACAATGCACATTTTTTTTCTATTCTAGTTCTGGTAAGTTTTTATCCTTAAATGAAAACGATCTACCTTTTGATCTATGTTTCGAAATAAGGATATTAATAGACGCGGCCTTAGAGCATTACCAACACGAAATTAAAAGATTAGAAAATAGTTTCCAATGCGACGCAAATTAATTAGAATTGCTGCAATAATATTTTTTATTGCAGTAAGCGTGCCAGTGTGTATTTTAACGTACACTAGCGCTTTTATACTTTTTTACCTATTTAAAATTTATCACTTTTTAAAACCAACAAAATGAAAAATGAGTATCTAAAAGATCTAGCTGATGGCTTCGGATCTATGAACAAAGTTGAAAACAAAAAAAATGAAAAGCAACCCGACTACCAGGGCTATTTTAAAGCAGATGGCAAGTTGTACGAAGTTGCTGGCTGGGTAAAGATTAGCAAAGCTAACAATAAGTACCTATCTATTGCAGTAAAGGAATTTACAGAAAAACAACCTAATAACGAACTTTAAAAAATAGACAAATGAAAGTAGATAAAAACAGCCCAGCTTTTCCAGTTATGCCAGTTCAGGATCAATTCGGCCGCCTAGTGGCACCAATACCAGGTCTAACTAAATACGAACACGTTTTATTGGAAATACTTTGCGCAAAGGAAAGTCAAAACAACAAAAGCAATATTGGTATTTCAACACTTTTAAGAGAGTGTGAAACCCTAGCAAATGAATATTTTTTAACCCTAGAAAAAATAGAAAATGAAAAAGAAGCTAACCCAGTTATTTCAATTCAGTAACAACCAGCAAGCTGTAATAGCCCTAATTATTGCAGCTGTATTAACCGCTTTTTTACAAAGTATATAATGGTAGAAGGACAAAACAAATTAACTTTAGAAGAAAAATTAGCACAGCGAAAATACAAGCCCGATTTCATACCCCCCCCAAGCCAGGTAATATTCACTATTGACGATAAACCCATTGGAACGATCCAAAACTTTATTGTCTTTAGTGGATTGCCCAAGGCGGGCAAAAGTACTTTTTTAGCCGCTGCAATAGCTTCTGCATTTCAACCTGGTCAAGTGT